AAATCAATTAGTAGCAAATTATTTGAAGAATATTATAGATATTATTTTTATGACGGAAATAAGTTTAATATTAACGGTAGAAAAATAGACTTTGACCCACGAGATATGTATAGTGAACGTGTTCCTAGATACGGCATGGACGGCGCACCTATAAACCCATTTTTTAATGAAATAAAAATTTTCCAAATGAGTAGACAAAAGTATAGAGCCTATACTTTAGTTAATCCAATAGTTCAACGGTGGCAACACGATAATGTAGAGTCAAGTGATGCCTCTGGCATGATGGAAAATTCTATGACAGTAATATATGAAGGTGTATTATACAGCGAAGGTGATGTTACACTAGATTCTGATCCAGTAGGATTTGGCTCTCAAGAAACACTGTATGATACTTTTCCTAGTCCTTTAGGTAATGAATTAAACTATCCGGATTTAGGAGAAGGCATTTTAGGAACTATACTTGGAGTCCTTAATCCTGCAACAAGAAATCAAACTTTTAGTAATATTGCTAGCACAATATTCAATGAAGTAATTAATCCTAAACAGAGAGATCCTGGAGGATATCCTAATGTGTTCTTTCCTACTATAAGCACACAAGTTACTGCTAGTAGTTTAAATAATAATGCTTCACGTCCTTTAGATAGCGGCAGAATTATTCAAACACTAAATCAAAATCCATCAGCAATGAATAGTTTTGTAAACAGGGCAATTATGACAGGTAATGTAAGAGGATATAGTGTAAATAATTTCCAAGATTATCAGAGCCTGTCTCCAAACACTCAAAGTGCAATACAATCTGATTTACTTAAAAATGTTGCAGGCGGAGATAGAAGACTACAACAAATAGCAACACAAGCAATTAACGGAGCATCAAATTAATGGCAGTATCAAGTACATATACTCCTACAAAAAATGAAGATAGTGCAGATAAGACTAAACAATTTTTTGACAGATTTTATGATAAACCTGTCAATTACAATGCGAATGAAGTTGACGCTGTTATTGCATATTTTTTGAAAAGAGGTTTTGGCGAAGTAGCAGCTATTAATACAAGTGTTGTACTACTACAGCAAGCTAAACAAGATAAAATTAATGTTTACAAATTAATAGATACACTTAAAGGTATTAACGATATACAATTAAGTAATATTGTAACACAAATTTTAAATGATAATAGAAACAAAACAAGCACTTTAGGATTTAGAGTTCAGGACAGGGGAACATTATTAGAAAGACGCAATGTTATAATACCTAATGCACCTGAAGAAGAAATAATACAAGATCCGCCGATATCAGATTACATACAACCTGGATATGTACAAAGAGGTTATGTAGAATAAGAGAGATGTAAAATGTCATTAGTTTTAAGATTAAACAAAGGAAGCCAACTTACTTTTGAAGAATTAGACGGCAACTTTCAAGAAATAGATTTAAGATTAACTACAGTCGAAGGCGCTGCAAATGTAGGTCCTATAGATTATGAAGATCTAATTAATACACCTAATCTTTTTAGTGGATCTTATAATGACTTAACAGATAAACCTGTTTTATTCAGTGGGTCTTTTGCAGAACTATCGGGAAAGCCTAACACTTTAGACGGTTATGGAATAACTGACGCAGCAACAGCTGATCAAGGATCAAATGCAGATGCAGCATTTGGTTGGGGCAATCATGCAAATGCAGGATATCTTACAGCAGCAACAAGAATAGAAGACCTAGCAAATGTAAGTGGTACAGAGCCTTTATTAAATCAAGTTTTAAAATGGAATGGATTTGCTTGGGAGCCAGCAAATGATGCAGAGGGCGCAGGTGCCGGCGGCGGCGTTGATCTAACTGCTTTTAGTGTAACTTCTGCATTGCCAAGCGGAAACGGAAGTCTGTTTTATAATAATCTTAATGGTACATTTACATTTACACCACCTGATTTATCACCTTTTTTAACAAGCGTTTCGTTCAATCAGCTTACATCTACACCTACAACAATTGCAGGATATGGAATTACTGATGCGTTTGATGGAGCATTTGCAAGTTTAAGTGCTACACCTACTACACTTACAGGTTACGGTATCACCGACGGACTTGAAGCAATTGCGTTAGGTGATTTTGATTTTTCTGGAACAACAATAGATACAGCAGGAAGTGCGCAAATTGCAATTACGCCTGATGTAGTGTTTAACGGAGCAGTGTCTTTTACTACACTACAATCAACCGGTGTAGGTCCGCTTACTTTAGATAGTGCAAGCAATATTGAATTAACAGCAGCAGACAGTGTTGTAGTAACCGACGGGTTATTTAGAATTGCAAGATTATCAGCAGCAGCTATTTCTGGATTGACTCCTGTCAACGGTGAAATGGTTTATAACACTGATACTAACAAATTTCAAGGATATGCTAACGGCGCTTGGGTTGATTTACACTAGGAGCAAACATGGGTCGTTTTGCTCAAGGAAAGTTTAACCTTAAAAATCCTGACAAATATGTAGGAAATAAAACACCAACTTATAGAAGCGGTTGGGAATTTACTTTTATGAAGTTTTGTGATGAACATCCTGCAATAGCACAGTGGGCAAGTGAAGCTGTAAGAATCCCATACAGACATCCTTTTACAGGTAAACATACTATCTATGTGCCAGACTTTTTTATTGTATATGCAGACAAAAATGGTAAACAACGAGTCGAATTAATAGAAGTAAAACCTTCTAATCAAACTAATAAAGAAAAACTTGGAAAAAGTAGATCGAATCAAGCACATTGGGTTGTTAATCAAGCAAAATGGGAAGCAGCAAGAGCTTGGGCAAAACAAAAAGGTATATTATTTAGAATAGTAACGGAAGAAGATATATTCCATACCGGTGCTAGACGATAAATAATACTAGCATATAATGGACAAACCCATGACTAAAAAATTAGAAGACTTATTAAACTTGCCAGAAGGCAAAGAGATAGTAGAAAAAGCAGAACAGCAAGAATCTGAACAAAAAGAATATGAAATAACTGAGCAAGAAAAAACTTTTAGAGATATGGCTGAATTTGACAAGATTAGTGCAGCGTTACCTGCTGTAAAAGGTCTTGGTGAAATGGCAGACAAAGAACTAAATGAAGTTGCTGACAAAGCTATGCAAGCATACGAAGATTTAATGGACTTGGGCATGAATGTAGAAAGTCGTTACAGTGGCAGAGTTTTTGAAGTTGCAGGAGGAATGCTTAAAACAGGCTTAGACGCTAAAGTTGCAAAACTAGATAAAAAACTTAAAATGGTCGAACTGCAACTTAAAAAAGAAAAGATGGATCGAGATAGTGGAGCATCAGATGATGAAGGCATGATCAACGGAGAAGGTTATGTTGTCACTGACAGAAACAGTCTCTTGGAGCGCCTTAAAGGTATAGATAAAGATAAATAACATATATAGATAAGGTCATTGCGCAATGAGATCATTTACAGAAATATTAAACGAATCTAAAAAAACATACCCATTTAAAATTGGTGTGGCAGGTGAACTACCTGAAGGATTTGCAGACAAGTTAGAAACATCTTTAAAAAAATATGATGTAGCAAAAATGTCAGCAGGTAAAAAAACACCTATTCAGGAACGTCCTTTAGACTTTCCACAGCTACAAAATATGGAAGTAACATATTTTGAAGTAGAAGTAAACTATCCTACTACTCCACAAGTAATGCAAGAATATGTTGGTGCTTGCTGCCATATTCCGCAAAGTCATGTAATTGTGCGTGGAGCAAATGATCCTAGAGAAGAATATCAAGCCGAAAAAGATGATAAACCTTATGAAGCAATGTTAACAACAGAAGATATGGGCGGTGAAACTGCACAAGAATCTGTAGGTAACAATAGAGTAATGGATCTCTTAAAAGAACTTGAAAAGGCACGTAAAGAAAGAGATAACGATCCTATGGAAGGCGCACCTGTAGGCGAGTCAAAAGACATTGACGATAGCGAAAATGCAAAATCACCGATAGGGAGTTAATTATGTCGCAAATGAAAAAACTTTTAGAGTCATTAGATCAATTACAAGAATGTCCTCCAGAAATGGCAGAAGGACCAGGAATGGCTCCAGCACCAATGGATCAAGGTAATCCAGTAACAATGAATATTAATATGAATGCATCAGGTAAAGATCATGTTGCTGATCTTATTGATATGATGAAAAATGCAGGACTAGGCGATGCAAAGCCAGCAGCAGATGCAATGATGCCGATGCGTCAAGACATGGAGCGTTTAGCAGCAATGATGGACGAACCAGGCGACGAAGATCCAAACGAAGAATTAGAACCTGTAGAAGACGAAGTTGAAGAATACGCTAATTCGCCAGACGGTGTTGAAGGTGATCCAGAATATTCAGATCATGAAAAAATGACACGTGATCTAAGTGGTGGTATTAACCGTGAGAAAAAATCATTTAAAGCAGCACAGCGCGGTGACAATGCTATGGCTGTAGAAGCTATTAAAGCACAATTAATGGCCGCTCTACAAGAAAAGAAAGCAAAGCCAGACTTTTTAGATATGGACGGTGACGGCGACAAGAAAGAGCCAATGAAAAAAGCCATTAAAGATAAAAAGTCTATGGCTAAGAAAAAATAAAACATTCCCCCCAGAAAATCAATAGCGTCTTCGGACGCTATTTTTTTGGTTAAATATCTTTATGTTAGTAAATTTTCCACACAATCCGGGGTATCTATTACACCAACTTACAGAACAAGAGTTAGAACCTATATGGAAGGAAGTTAATTGCTTTCCTGAATCAGGTAGTGATCCTAGTTTGCATAAACTGGATAAAACTTTCTATCTTACAGATAGCCATACTTACATAGAAAATCTTTTAGAACCTTATATGGCAGAATATATTGACGGATTCCGATACGGATGGCATCTTGAAAACGCAAATGTAAGTAGACAATTAAAGCTTACTGAAACTTGGGTAACTTTTCAAAAAAGTAATGACTTCAATGCACTTCATAATCACCGAGGACAACTTAGTTTTGTTATATGGTTGAAAATACCATACATATTTGAGCAAGAACGCTCAGTAAAAAATAAATCACAATTAGATTCAGGATCTAAGAATTTTCATGGAGATTTTGAATTTCAATGGATAGATTCGATTGGTACACTTCGCAGCCATAGTGTTGGTGCTGACAAAAGACTCGAAGGACATCTTTGTATTTTTTCTTCTAGCCTACATCACCAAGTATTTCCGTATTACTCTACTGAGGATACTCGCATATCTATTTCAGGAAACTGGGCATTTAAAACCGATTAATTTTGTGGATAAGTAATTATATGTCAAAGAGTTTAGATGGTGTATTAACCAAAAAAGCAAATACAAAAGAAACATATACAGAACAGCAAATACAGGATCTAATGCTGTGCATGGATCCTGACGAAGGATACTTGCATTTTGCTAGACATTTTGCATTTATTCAGCATCCTGTAAAAGGTAAATTATTGTTTGATCCTTATGAGTACCAATTGCGTTTAATGCACAGTTATCATAATTATAGATTTAATATTAATATGATGCCACGACAAACAGGTAAAACAACCTGTGCTGCTATCTACCTTGCATGGTATGCTATGTTTAATCCTGATCAAACTATTCTTATTGCTGCACACAAATACACAGGTGCGCAAGAAATTATGGCACGTATAAGATTTGTGTATGAAACCTGTCCAGATCATATTAGGGCAGGTGTTACAAGTTACAATAAAGGTAGCATAGAGTTTGAGAATGGTAGTAGAATTGTAAGTCAAACAACAACGGGCAACACAGGACGTGGTATGAGTATTTCGTTACTATACTGTGACGAGTTTGCGTTTGTGCAACCTAACATTGCGGAAGAGTTTTGGACTTCAATATCACCTACACTAGCAACAGGTGGTCGTGCTATTATTACAAGTACACCAAATAGTGATGAAGATACATTTGCTACTATTTGGAAACAAGCAGAAGACAAGTTTGATGATCACGGAAATGAACAAGAAATAGGGCGTAACGGATTTCATGCTTTTAGAGCTCATTGGAATGAACATCCAGACAGAGACGAAGAATGGAAATCTGACGAGATAGGTCGTATTGGCGAAGAAAAGTTCCGTCGTGAATACGGCTGTGAATTCTTAGTATTTGACGAAACTCTTATTAATTCAATCAAACTGTCAGCAATGGAGGGCGGAAATCCTATATTAAATATGGGGCAAACACGCTGGTACAAAAAACCAACCAGTCAGTATACATATTGTATTGCACTAGATCCGAGTATGGGCACAGGCGGCGATTATTCAGCAATACAAGTATTTGAATTGCCAACATATGAACAAGTAGCAGAATGGCAGCATAATCAAACTGCTATACCAGGACAGATTAGAGTTTTATCTGACATTTGTAAATACATTGAACAAGAAACTAGAAATCCTACAGGTATATATTGGAGTGTAGAAAACAATGGCCTGGGAGAAGCCGCACTTATTGTTATCAATGACTTTGGGGAAGAAAACATTCCTGGTCTGTTCGTTAGCGAACCCATACGTAAAGGACATGTTAGAAAGTTCCGCAAAGGATTCAACACAACCCACAGCACCAAAGTTACAGCTTGTTCCAGACTCAAAACAATGATTGAAAATGATAAAATGGTTGTGCATTCAAAACCATTTATATCAGAATTAAAAGGATTTGTTGCAACTGGATCTAGTTATCAAGCAAAGTCAGGAATGACCGACGATTTAATCAGTGCAACACTACTTGCTATAAGAATGATGAGTGTGTTAAAAGATTGGGATCCTAGAGTTTATAATACGTTTACTCAAGCAGAAGATCTTGAAGATTATGAAGCTCCAATGCCTATCTTTATTAGCAGCAACTATTGATAAATACAATATGAAAGAATTAAGCATCATAGGTGAAGAACTATTCAATAAAATCCGTAGTCGTTTTCCTAACGTTACAATAGGAGACGAAGACGGCACAGTTACCAATGATCCAAAGAACGCACGTTTCTTTGATTTCGACTTCAAATCTCATGGAAAAACATTAGGAAAAGTTAGTGTTAGTGTTAATGAAGAAGATGGCGTAGCTGTAATTTATTCGCAAGACTTTGTAACAAACGAAGACGAAATAATACAAGATGACTGGTATAGTTTTTTAAAAGAACTAAGAGAATTTTCTAGGAAAAGACTTTTAAATTTTGATGCAAGAGATATTACAAAATCAAATCTACAAAAAAGAGATTATAAATTTTTAGCACAACGCTCTGGGGACGGAACAATGACAGAATCAAAGTTATACGGCACAGCTCGTGTAAGTTACCAAAAGGTAGGCGAAGCACGTATTATGATTAAGCATACAGAAAATATTAATCAAGAAAGTGCAACAGGCAGAACACAAAAGATTGGAAAGATCTATATTGAATCACCAGAAGGTGAAAGATTCCGTTATCCCTATAAGCATCTTACAGGTGCTAGAGCAATGGCTCGCCACGTAGCAGAAGGCGGCAATGCTTATGATGATTTTGGTAAGCACATTGTAGGCCTATCAGAAGAAATGGCAAAACTACGCAAGTTCAAAAACTATATGGGTCGTAGTGCTGTAATGGCAGAAAGCCTAGCAGGATATGTAGATATTGTTAAAGAGCGTATTACAACAGTTAAAAAAGAAATAGCGTCATTACAAAAGCCAGCATATTACAAAGAAGCATTTGAAAGTTTTAATCCCCCAGTACTAGAAGATGTTCCAAGTGATGTTGCTGAAAATTGGATTGACGAATTAACTATCCGTCAGTTTAACGAAGAACTACAAGATATATTCCCATATATTTACAACTTAGTAAAAGAAGGCACAAAGGCCAAAGAACTAGGCCCAGATGATCTAGTAGATGAATCAGCACTTATGGCATATGCAGGAAAAAAGAAGCACGGTGCTGAATATATGAAGAAGGCTGCACAAGCAGGGCGTGAAGGTGCTTCACAAGAAGAACTAGGCCGCCTAAAAGACAAGTACAGTAAAGCAGCCAAGAAAACAAAAGAAGAACTAGAACTAGAAGCAGCGTTCGAAGGCACACTAGGTCAATTCTCAGATAGTGTATGTGAAGAATGTGGTAATCCAAGCTGGACTACACTAGGCATGACCGAAGAAGAAATTGAAGAAGGCGAACGTCACGGTAATAGTAAAATCTATGACAAATGCTGGAAAGGTTATCGCAAAGTACCTGGAAAGAAAGCAGGCGAAAAAGGCTCTTGTAAAAAGGTCGAAAGCGAACAAGATATAGAAGAAGCGTATATCAAAACACGCAAAGATGCTGTAGAAGCATTAGGTCGTTTGCGTGGCATTGGTAAAAAGATTGAAACAGGCAGAGATACATTTGACGGCAATTTAGCAAATATGTATGTAAGTGATGTTTATGATGTTTATAGTTGGATGGACAGCAAATTAGGCATCAGCGGTATGAACGATCCTAAACTAAAGCAAGTTTTAGATCCTGTTATGCAGCTACGTGGCGAGGCTAAGAAATTAGAAACAGAACCAGGCAGCGGTGAAAATGCACGTTTTGGTAATCAAATTGTAAATGCACTATATCCACTAATGGTCTATATTGAAGACCATATGGAAGAACCAAAAGACGAAGGTAATGCATACGCACATGCAGTACGCAAGGCTAAAATGGACGGCAAGGAAAAAGGCGACAAAGTCAAAGGTCCAGACGGTGATGAAATTACACTAGAAAAAGAACAAAAGACACCACTAGGCGAGTTTATCTTATCATACTATGATAGAGAAACAGGCAAGTTTCCAAAAGGCGAAACAGCCGTACTTACCATGGTAGAAAAAGATTACGGCGAGCAGTTCATAGAACCTGCTAAGGCGTTTATCGAAAGCATACATCAAACTTTTGAAGCGTATCAGATGCGTACACAACCACAGCAGTTGGATACACAAGAGTATGATAGAATGAAAGAGTTAGCTGGTTTACGCTAATCGGCTAGCTCTATGAAACTATTAATTTGTGGCGATAGTTATGCTCAAGAGAATTATGAATCATTCACTTGGCCTACTAAACTTTCAAAAAAATATGATACAACTAACTTAGCTCGTAATGGTACAGGACCACAGTGGTCGTTAATACAATTAATCGATTATCTTGATTATAACGATACAAAAGATACAACAGTTTTATTCTTCGTATCATCACATACACGCATCGACTTGAAAGATCACCCAATAAGTGAGCAGTGGAAATTAAAATATTCTACAAATAAATATGTAAAATGGCTGTTTAAAAACTATATAACAACTGCATCATATGATCAAACAGAAAAAGATAAAATAATTTGCTTAGTTGCACAATATGCAAAATATTTTAAAAAGGTTTTGATATGGGATATTTTTGGAAAGAAATCAGATCTTGAATATTCTTTTTTACCTAATGTCACAGTTATAGACAAGTATGACTTATATACTATAGAATATAGAGAGAACCGTCCACCGCAAGATCATTGCATTAATCATTTGCATAAAGAAAATCATGATATTATGTATGATATGCTAGATGCATGGATAGAAAAAAATATTGCAATTGATCCTAAAAAATTGCAAAAAATCAATTGACAAGATAAATAACTTCGTGTAGTATATAACTGTGCTACACATTAAAGGCACAAATGCATAGGCAATATTATAGGAGGCATAACTATGGCATCATTAGCAGAAATCCGAGCAAAGCTCAAAGAACAAGAAAACCGTTCAAGCGGTAATACATCAAGCGGCGGCGACAACGCAATCTACCCATTTTGGAATATCAAAGAAGGCGAAAGTGCAGTACTTCGTTTCCTTCCTGACGGCAACGCAGATAATGATTTTTTCTGGGCAGAACGTTTGATGATCAAACTTCCATTCGCTGGTGTAAAAGGTGAAACTGATTCACGTCCAGTACAAGTACAAGTACCATGCATGGAAATGTACGGAGAATCATGTGAAATACTTAACGAAGTGCGTGGTTGGTTTAAAGATCCGACTCTAGAAGATATGGGTCGTAAATATTGGAAGAAACGTTCTTATATTTTCCAAGGCTTTGTTGTGGATAATCCATTAGCAGAGGATACAACGCCAGAGAATCCGATCCGTCGATTTATTATTGGTCCTCAGATCTTTCAAATCATCAAGCAGAGTTTGCTTGACCCAGATATGGAAGAGTTGCCAACAGATTATACAGCAGGTGTAGACTTCCGTTTGAATAAGACTTCAAAAGGCGGTTATGCAGATTACGGCACATCTAACTGGGCACGCCGTGAACGTCCGCTAGGTGATGCAGAAATGAATGCAGTCAATACAAATAGTTTGTTTAATCTTTCAGACTTCCTTCCTAAAAAGCCCGGCGATGTCGAAATCAAAGTAATGAAAGAAATGTTTGAAGCGTCAGTAGACGGTGAAGCATATGATGCGGATCGCTGGAGTCAATACTTCCGTCCAGCAGGCATGGCAGCACGTACAGGCGATCCAAATATGGCAGCAAGCCCACAAGCAACTGCTGTAAGTCAAAGTGCTCCACAGCCAACAGCAGCACCAGTTGCTGAAACAGTAAATGATACTGGTTGGCAAGATCCAGCACCTGCTCCAGCAGCACAGCCTGAACCTACTCCTGCTCCAGCAGCAGAAGAAAACGCAGGTGGCGCACAAGACATTCTTGCAATGATCCGCGCTCGTCAGGGACAGTAATAACTAATGGGGGAGAAATCCCCCATTTTGCTTTTTAGATTAGGAGATTAATATGGCGAATAAAGCATTCGATCCTACTAAGTTTCGAACTTCTTTAACTAAATCTATTTCAGGTATGAGTGCAGGTTTTAATGACCCAACCGATTGGATTAGTACAGGCAACTTTGCACTCAATTATCTTATTTCAGGTGATTGGAACAAAGGCATTCCACTTGGTAAAGTAAGTGTATTTGCTGGTGAATCTGGCGCAGGTAAATCATATATCTGTTCAGGTAACATTGTAAAGGCAGCACAAGATCAAGGTATCTTTGTTGTACTAATTGATTCAGAGAACGCACTTGACGAAGCGTGGCTGCAAGCACTTGATGTAGATACATCAGAAGATAAACTACTAAAACTTAACATGTCAATGATTGATGACGTTGCTAAGACTATTAGTACGTTCATGAAAGATTACAAAGAAATGGCGGAAGAAGACCGTCCTAAGGTACTGTTTGTTGTTGACTCGTTAGGTATGTTGCTAACACCTACAGACGTTGATCAGTTTAACAAGGGTGACATGAAAGGTGATATGGGTCGTAAGCCTAAAGCACTGACATCACTTGTACGTAACACTGTTAATATGTTTGGTAGTCACAATGTTGGACTTGTGGCAACTAACCACACATACGCATCGCAAGATATGTTTGACCCAGATGATAAGATTTCAGGCGGTCAAGGCTTTATCTATGCATCATCTATCGTAGTTGCAATGAAGAAGTTGAAGCTAAAAGAAGATGAAGATGGTAACAAGATCTCAGAAGTACGCGGTATTCGTGCAGGTTGTAAGGTTATGAAAACACGTTATGCAAAACCGTTTGAAGGTGTACAGGTAAAGATTCCATATGAAACAGGTATGAATCCATATAGCGGCTTGCTTGAATTGTTTGAAGCAAAAGGTGTTATTGTCAAGCAAGGCAATCGCTTAAAGTATGAAACAATTGACGGTGAAGAATTGCTTGAATACCGAAAAAATTGGAGTGGCGAATTACTCGATAAGGTTATGTCAGATTACTTAATTAGAGAGGCTTCTGTGGTAAATACCGACGAAGCTGACGAAGAAGTAGCGGAAAATAACTTTAACGAGGAAATTGTACCTAATGAATGAAGAACAAATTGCCGATGTTTGGATGATGTTTAAAGAATACGTAGATAAAAAGCAAGTAGATGTTGTTGCAGAAAAGTTTGTAGATCTGCTTGCTGATTACGGTATTAGTGACGAAACATTTAAAGAATTGCTCGGTACTGATTCTGATCTTGATCATGCAATCGGTTATTATCTAGAAGTAGACACAGATAAAGAAGACTGGTATGGTGAAGAAGATGAGTGGGAGTGATAATGGGTTGGTATTCTCAAGTATCTAGAGATGTTTCTAAGATTCCAGATGCTATACAATATTTTGAAAATGAACTTGTGAATGCAAGATCCGAAGTAAAATTAAAAGGTAATGTTGAACGTGCCGCGGCAGAAATGCCCGGTATCGTTGAGCATCGTTTTAATCAGCTTCAAGAAATTGAAGCAATCCTCAACTACTTAAACATCGAGCTGCGTAGATTGCGTAGCTCGTACTTTAAAAAATATTTAGAAAACTATCAACGAGCTCTGTCAAGCCGTGACGTTGAAAAATACGTTGACGGTGAGGCAGACGTTGTTGACTATGAAAAGATTATTAATGAATTTGCTTTGATGCGTAACAAGTGGTTAGGAGTCTTGAAAGCTCTTGATCAAAAGCAATGGCAAATTACTAATGTAGTCAAACTACGTGTAGCAGGAATGGAAGATGCTGTACTATGAGTTTAGGTGTTTGGTGGTTAGACGGGTATGCAGGTAATTATGGTGACATACTTACTCCCTATATTTTAGATCATTATAATATAAATCATCATTGGGTTTCTAGTTTGAGTAAATCTTTTGATGCTATATGTATAGGATCTATTATACGTAGAGCACAGAAAAATACCATAGTATTAGGATCAGGAGTTATTTCAAAAAACGATAGAATAAATCCAAATGCTATTTTTAAATTTGTAAGAGGACCTCTTACAAGAGATAAAGTAATTTTACAAGGCGGTCAATGCCCTGATATCTACGGTGATGCTGCGTTACTATTGCCTGAAATTGTTAATCCTAGTACAAAGAAATATAAAATCGGCATTGCACCTCATATAATAGATTTTGCATATACTAAACAAAATTATCCAGATTATAATGTTATAAATTTAAAAACAAAGAAACCGTTAGAAGTTGCGAAACAAATAACAGAGTGTGAATATATTATTTCTAGCTCACTGCACGGTTGTATTACAGCAATTGCTTATGGTATTCCGTGTGCATGGGTAAAAATAAAAAATAAATTAAAAGGTGATGACATAAAATTTTATGATTTTTTTGAATCTGTAGGAATAAAAAATGCTGAGAGATCTACTATAGAAAGTCCTAAATTTTTTGATGCTGAATATAACACCACACTTATTAAAGAACAATTTGAGATATTAGCTAATGAAAAAAGACATTAAAAGATTTATGCAATACCAGCTTGTAGAAAAAGCTGTACAAGAAGCTGGTATTACAAATTATACAATTAACATAGATCATCAAAATGGATGGAATTATGTAAATGGTGTAAAACTTAACTTAAAATATCCTAAATCGTTTTTGACTCAGTGCAATCAGCTTAATAACGATAAAAAGTATTTGTATGGATTTAAAGGTGGTTTTACTGCCGGAAGTGCCGATTATCATAGAACTAAACTTTTGCAAAAATATGTACAAAGACCAGATAGTAAAGTAGTTGATACAATGGTAGGAAGAAAACGTGCAAACAAAGCAGGATTCGATACAGAATATTATCAGTTACTTGCAAGCAGTTGGTTTAGTTTATGTCCTAATTGGGCAGGTAAGTGGTGGTCACATGATAATGCTTGGACATACAGATTTATAGAAAGTATGTTTGCAAGAAGCTTACCTATAGTTTTTAATGAAACACCGTTAGGAAAAAACTTTCAAAGAGATTTTCATGTTTTTGAAAATAACGACATACATGACAAAGAAAACTATAAAGAAAAAATAGAATCTAATTATAAGAAAGCAGTTAATATTTGGACATTAAATGCAAAAGAAATAAAGTCGATTAAAAAACGTAGTTAAATTCTTCTATTACTTTTCTATAAAGTTCACTTACCCTATTCTTTGTCATGTCGTTGTAATATACTTTATAATCTCGTTCTGTTCTTAAATCGCCCTTTAATTTTGTAGTTAACAATTCGTTGTTATAAGGTAAATTTAAAGTATTCATTACTTTTGCAAAGTCATCATTTAAGTTATGATACTGAATAGTAAAATCTACAACAGGTTTATCTTTGTAGGTATATTCTTCCCAATCTTTTAAGTAAGGTGTTTTCTTACCATCCATTACAAATGTGTCAAACCCTTTTGCTGTTCTTTTTGGATTACGTTTTTTGACCCAGTGATAGTAACTTACAACTTTGTCCCAACTATTTCTTTCAACAGTAAAACGATAATAGTCTTTCCATGCATTAGGAAATCTTCTACTGATAAACACTCTCCCTCTGTGTTCTGCAACTTCATCTAAATTGATAGGATTCATATTTTCAGGAGGCATACCTCCAAATATTAAATTTTCATCATCTGCAATTTTATCAAGTAATATTTTTTCTATACTTGACCCTGCTGTTTTTTGTGTTTTTATAAAAATGAATTTGTATTTTGGAGAAATAATCATAGTAAAATTATTTATAATAAATATCTTTAGGAGAGCACAATATGAATAAACGTTTAGGAAAATCAAAGTTAATAAGTCAGCCGGCATTAAAAATGGACGGAATATTTGAACAAGAAGGCAAGAGTGCAAGTAGGTCTTTTTATAGAGGAGAAAATTGTAACTTTAATCCTTATAAAAAAGATTTTGCTAATGAGGATTTCTTACAAAATTATGTGCTAAAAGGTTGGCTTCCTGAAGAACCATTAATAGATCATGATACAAAAATTACAGCATTTGGAAGTTGTTTTGCTGCAAATATTTCTAAGCATCTAAGTACAGTTGGATATAATGTATCAAAAGATAAAAATACTGAAGTTTATATTAGCAGTATTGGCGAAGGATTAGTAAACGTACATGCTATATTATCACAGTTTCGTTGGGCGTTTGATGGACATGTTCCTAGTCAGGAACTATGGCATGGATATAAAGCAGAAACATTTGAATACGATGAATCTATTAGGTTAAAAACTAAGGAAATATTTTTAAATACTGATTTCTTTATTATTACTTTAGGATTATCAGAAGTATGGTTTGATAGTGTAACTAATGAATATTTTTGGCGTGCAATACCGCAAGATAAATTCGATCCAGCAAGGCATCAATTTAAAGTGTGTAGTATGGCAGAATCTAAAGATGCTTTACAAAAAATATTAAACTATATAAATGACAATGTTCCAAATGCAAAAGTTCTATTTACTATGTCACCTGTACCTTTAGCAGCAACGTTTAGACCTGTAAGTTGCCTTACTGCAAATTCAGTTAGTAAAAGTGTTCTACGAGCAGCACTAGATGAAATGATAAGAGACAATGAAGAACTGTTGAATAAGAAATTGTTTTATTGGCCTTCTTATGAAATTGTAAAAGAATTATTTGTTAATGAATTTACTGAAGACAATAGACATCCTCATCCTGATATTTTAGCAATGATTATGAGACTGTTTGAATCACAATACTGTCGTTCTAATATAGACGTAAATGAAATAGAAGCGCAGTATAAAAATATAAGAAAAAATAATATAGCTTCTGTAAAGCAATTCAAATAAACAATTTTGAGTTATAGTAGCATATAAATATCATTATGAAAGTAGTATTAGTTACAGGCGGATTTGATCCTCTGCACAGTGGACATATTGCATATTTTAAAGCAGCAAGAGAATTAGGAGATCATCTTGTAGTTGGACTCAATTCAGATGCTTGGCTTACACGTAAAAAAGGTCGTCCGTTTATGCCTATGGAAGAACGGGCTGCTATTATAGAAGCATTAGAATGTGTAGATGAAGTTATTGCATTTGACGATAGCGACAACACAGCATGTGCTGCTATTATGCAAGTTTTATCTACTAAAGCTACATCTTGGGAAGTTGTATTTGCAAACGGCGGCGATAGAACAAACACCACAACACCAGAATACGAAACATATGGTGATAGAAAAGATGTACATTTTGCGTTTGGCGTCGGCGGCGAAGATAAAAAGAATTCAAGCAGTTGGATATTAAAAGAATGGAGTCAGCCTACCACAGAACGTGCATGGGGCAGATATACTGTCCTTGACAAAGGCGAAGGCTGGCAAGTAAAACAACTTGCATTTGACGCAGGTAAAGCCCTTAGCGATCAGAGACACTTTAATCGTTCAGAACATTGGCATGTTGTTGAAGGACAAATATCAATGGCATTAGAATCTCCTACTGGCTGGAAAGTAACAAAAGAGTGTGAGTCTGGAGATAGTATAGATATACCTGTACACACATGGCACAAAGCAACTAATGTTGGTAGTAAAACTGCTCGAGTAATAGAAGTATGGATGGGTAACGAACTTACTGAAGAAGATATTGAAAGAAGAGATTAATGAAAGTATTTGTAGGATATGACACTAGAGAAGATATTGCATATCAAGTTTGTAAACACAGTATTAAAACTAAGAGCAAATTAGCTGATGTACGTCCGTTAAAACAACAGGAACTACGTGACGCAGGATGGTATACAAGACCAATAGATAAACTAGCAAGTACAGAGTTTACATTCACACGTTTCCTTATACCAGAACTTATGAACTTTAAAGGTTGGGCTGTGTTTATGGACTGTGATATGATTCTTACAACAGATATAAAAGAACTGTTTGATCAAGCAGACGACAAGTATGCAGTTATGTGTGTACAGCATGATTACACACCCAAAGAAGGCACAAAGATGGATGGTCAAAAACAAACCATTTATCCACGTAAGAATTGGTCAAGTGTGATGTTGTTTAACTGTGCGCATCCTAGTAATGCAAAACTTACTATGGATCTAGTTAATAATCCTGAAATAAACGGAGCATATTTACACAGATTTAGTTGGTTAAAAGATGAAGAAATTGGAGAATTGGACCACACTTGGAATTATCTTGTTGGTGTTTATGATGACATTGATACACCCAATTTGATACATTACACAGAAGGCGGGCCATGGTTTGAAAACTACAGGGATTGTGAGTTTAACGAACTTTGGAAAAAAGAATTGTATGATATGTTTAAGTAAAAATCTTACAGACGAATATGTCAATATGTTTGCCAAAGGTGCCGGACTTCCTATACAGGATTATGATTCAGACTATGGTAGTAATCCTATACTAATTAGAAGTATGGGCAAAAGGAAACTTATAAAACAGTGCTGGCAAAATCAACATACCTTTTATTATATGGATAGCGGTTATGTTGGAAACTATAAGTCTGCAAATAATCCAAATGGTTGGAAATATTACCATAGAATTGTAAAAAATGATGTGCAGCATAGTGATATAATAGATAGGCCTGACGATAGATGGAAGTCATTAGACTATCCTATAGAAAATAGGAAATCAGGAAGGCACATTTTGTTAGTAACACCTTCCGAGAAGCCATGTAAATTTTATGGTATAGAAAGAGATAGTTGGGTAGAAGAAACAGTTGCAGAAATAAAAAAGCATACAGATCGTCCTATTCGTATTAGAGACAAAGCATCGAGACAGCAACGTATTACAAAAACAATATTTCAAGATTTAGACGATTGTCACGCACTGGTGACATATCAAAGCATAGCAGCAGTTGAAAGTGTATTATATGGTGTCTCAGCGTTTACACTAGCGCCTACAGCAGCTGATCCAGTATGCGATAAGGATCTGAGCCTGATCGAAGCTCCAACACAACAAGATCGCGATAAAATATATAAATGGGCCTGTCATTTAGCATATGGTCAATTTCATATAGAAGAATTTAAAAATGGTAGTGCATACAAATTATTAAAAGGATAAAATGATGGTTAGGCCAATAGTAGTTCATAGATTAGATAAAAACAATGTAGGTGATATGGCTAGCGACCCGCTAAGGTATTTTATGCCAGGCAAGTATGATGTAATAGATGTAGCCGAATTGCATTCTGCAAAATACGATCATAATAGACCTATTATAGTAGGCGGCGGCGGACTAATTGCTAATGACTTTATAGGAGATTCGATTAAAAGAGTCTTATCTTCAAACGATTACAATCAATTATTACAAGTTGCTAATAATGCATGGGATGTAAGTGATCCTAATAATACACAATTACGCTCTCGATTTATGGAGCAATTACAGGAACTTGTTAGAAATTATATTATACAATTAAAACAAAGTACAAATGCTCCTAGGATTGCATGGGGTATAGGACACAATGCAGATGCAGGCAAACGGCCAAAAGGAATTGAATATCCTGATTGGTTAGTATGTTTTGACAAACTAGGAATAAGAGATTTTAACCAACAGTATCCTTATGCACCATGTGCAAGTTGTATGCATCCTGCATTACGTAAAAAGTATCCTATAAAAAACGAAATAATTTGGTTTGAGCACAAAAAACAATTGCTAAAGTCTACAGACTTTGGTCCATATAGTATACCAAGATTTGTTAATAGTGGTGCTAATATAGAACAAACAATAGAATTGTTAGGTAGTGCAAATGTTATTATTACTAACAGTTATCATGGTGCTTACTGGGGTATGTTGTTAGGTAAAAAAGTTATTGTACAGGACAGTTGGAGTACTAAATTTTATTATATGAGACCATCACCTGCAATGGCAGCGAAAGGAACAAAATTAGAAGATTTAATTCCTACTGTGAAAGTGCATACCACTGCTCTAGATGAATGCATAAACATTACAGAAAAATATTGGGCAGATGTAAAGGGGATGCTTTGAAACAAGTAGTAGCATATGCAGCAGGAATACCTAATCCTCACAAAGGAGGACATAAGTTAGAAATCCTCAAGAGATTTATCGACGGTGTAAAAGTCAAAGGCGACATAGGCATTGTTCATAATGGCAACAATATTGTCAAATGCGATGTAGGTGTAATCCAAGGTTGGGTACATGAAGGTAGTCCGAATACACCTCATTTACGTCTTAGAAAACAGGCAGCAGAAGCAGGCAATTGTATTATTGTAGACAGTAACTTATTCAATTATAATGTAGGCAAACTTCATCCTATGCAATATCTTAGATATAGCCTCAATGGAGTTTTTCCAACTACAGGTAATTATTTTGATTCAGAAGTAAATCCAGCAAGATGGAAAAAGATAAGCAAAGACTTAAACATACACCTTAAAGACTGGAGGCAAACAGGCAATCATATCCTAATTTGCACACAGCGCAATGGCGGTTGGAGTATGCAAGGATTAGACGTTGTTCAATGGGTAAAAGGGACTGTACAAGAATTAAGAAAATATACAGATAGACCTATTATTGTTAGAGGACATCCTGGTGACAAACATGCAAGAAACTATCTTAGAAATAATGGATGGAAAATAAGTAACAAGGAACGGTTAACTGACGATTTGCAAAATGCATGGGCAACAATTACATACAATAGCAGTCCAGGTGTAGCTAGTGCTATAGAAGGCGTGCCTATTTTTGTTACTGACCCAAATCCAAAAATTAGTCAAGCATTTCCTGTATCTAATACTCAACTTAAAGATATAGAAAATCCTAAAACTTATGAAAGACAAGAGTGGATTGAAAAATTATCAATGAGTCATTATAACTTTTTTGAACTATCAAATGGCATTGCATGGGAACACATAAGGAAATATGTATGAAAATTATATGGTCAGGATTAGCAGATGCAAAATATTATGAATATATTGCAAAGTATTGTTTACCATCTTGGAGTAAATTACCCGGAGCAAAATATATTGTTCATGATAGCAACTTAATTAAAGACGACCATCTCACAGTAGTAGATTGGAGAGCAGTTGGTAATTATAATGCACCTTTTTGGAAAATACAAAAGGAAAGAAAAAAGACCAATAACTTTTGGCGCAAGATGCAAGCACAAGTATGGGCAATGCGTAATCTAAGAGACTGTGACTTTTTAGTTTTATTTGATACTGATATAGAAGTTTTAGATTTTGACAATGAATTATTCGAACAAGAGCTAGAAAACTTTAAAGCAAGCGGATACATATGGGCAACTGGTAGATCTCAATCAAGGTTACACGATAGTGGATTTATTGTAATTGATGTTAATCACCCTCAATTAGACGAATTGACAAACCATTATGAAAACATTTGGGATAGCGGCGGCATATTTGATCTACGTAAATCTTATGACGGACATGCTGTAGAAAGTATGTTTCCTACCTATCCTTCATATAAAATAATGAATACTGACTATGGCAAAGGTTTACACATTTATCCTGTAGGCGTAGTACATTGGGGAAGTAAATTGCCAAAACAATTGCGTCGAGAATGGACAGGCGAAACTAAAGATCTTATCGCAAAGAGATTGTCTGAAGTAACAGTGAAGACCTATAAAAATTAGCTACGCCAATATGTTTCATTTCTGTTAACCATAATATCAGAAGTTTTAGATTTTCCGGTAACTTTCCTATCACCTTTCATATGGTCAATCCATTTACCTAACACAGTGTTAATTAAAGGATGGCCTCCACCGCCTGATTTAGCTTCCTTTAAATACATTTCGGCGCTGTAATCTAGTACATTTGGATGAAGCAATTTCATACGATTTACAATATCTCCGAAAATAAAACTATCGTGCCATTCGACTAATTTGAACATACCATTTTCTGCGTCTTCGTACATACGTTCAAATTGTTTTAGAAAATCTTTACAAGTGTTATCTTTTAAATTCATTCCATAAAATCCGCACTCTGGCCAAGTTTGCGATCCTTTACCTCTTCCTACATATGTAATCCAGCTTGTTTCCGGCAGTAGTTCTTTAAATTGGTCATATGTCCAGTCGCTATGTACAAATGTATCTGCATCCATCCATACACACCAATCTTCGCTACGCTCGCAAGCATCAAATACTGCATATACTTTATTAGCAAATCTTATAGCATCCCATTTGAACTTTTTCTGCCAGTCTTTGCGGCCTCGTCTTGCAGGATGATTTGTAATATCTCCATTTGCATAAGGCACAGATCTCCATTTAGCTTTAAAGGCATTAAGTTTAGGAAGTACTTCTTTAGCATTTAGTACTGTAATATTTTCACACATAGGATCTACACTAGGAGAACAATCTTCAGCATATACTAGTAATTTTATGCGTTTGTCTACACGTTCTGCAAAACTGTCTAAAAATCTTTGTCCATAAAGATCTAATCCCGGTTTATGAAATGTTGTTACTACAGTAATATTGCTCATTATGTTTCCTTAAATTAATTTGTCTTTCCAGGTAAGTGGAGTTTTTTCATTTATAATTTCTAGAGGAAAGTTATACTTAAACGGAAGTGTTCCTCTATTTTTTATATAAGATGTTGTTAACTTTATCGAGTTATGCAAACTAGTTTTTGTTTCGTATCCTAAAAGCTTTCTTGCTTTGTCACTGCTACACATTGCATGTTTAACTTCTGTTGGCCTATCTGTTGTGTGTATAGGGTCTTGATTACATCCTGTTTCATTTGCTACTAGCTTTGATAATTCTTTAATAGTTATAGTTTCTTCGTCAGGTCCAATATTAATAGTTTCGCTTACTAGATTACTATTCAATGCCATTTCTTGTAAACAGTCAACACAATCGTCTACATAACTAAAACATCTTGTTTGAAGCCCATCGCCGTATATTATACTAGGCTTTCCTTGTAAATTTCTATTAATCATTATACTCATGACATTTCTAAAAGGATCGTCGTATCTCTGCCTAGGCCCTACAATGTTATGCGGAACAGCAATATTCCATTCCATGCCGTGAGTGTTAGATAATGCTTTAAGTATATCTTCTCCTGCAACTTTTGCAATTCCATACGGATCAACAGGCGCCGGTGTCATGTCTTCAGTAAAAGGTGCTAACTGATTACCGTATCGTGCCATACTTGTACAGTAGACAAATCTTTTTACTTTGTTTTGTATTGCTGCACTAATAGTTGATACAGATGCTTGAAAAATATTTCTAGTTATAAAGTCTGGACTAAAAACACTTAAACCTTCATGTGCAGTAGCAGCAGTGTGAATTACAATATCAGCACCAGACATTATGTCTGCCATTCGAGAATTGTCACAACAGTCTACTTTGTAAAAGTCAACATTTGGATTTACATTATCTTCGTAGCCGCCAATTAGTGTATCATTTCCAGACACACTATGACCTAATTCTAAAAATCTATCAGCTAAGTGGCTACCTAAAAATCCAGCAATTCCAGTTATAAAAATGTGCATTAAAAACCTTTGTAAATAGCATATAGGAATATTTAACTATGAGATTTAGTTTATGGACAAATTATGGCGCACTTAATAGTAAGCCAGTATTTCAAGCATTTGCAGATAGTTTAAAGTCTGCAGGGCACACTGTAGTTTATAACGACAATAAAAGCGATATAGATGTTATATGGAGTGTGCTTTGGAATGGCAGAATGACTAATAATAAACTAATTTGGGAAAGCAATAGGAAAATTAATAAACACACTATTGTTTTAGAAGTAGGTGGAATAAAACGTGGAACAACATGGAAAGTGGGATTGAATGGAATTAATAGAGATGCTTATTTTGGTCCTTCCGGTAACGATAATACTAGGGCAGAGCATTTGGGTTTGCGCCTTGGTGATTGGAGAAAGTCTGGGGATTATATCTTAATTTGCGGACAGCATGATAAAAGTTTACAATGGCGTAATATGCCACGTATGAGCAATTGGTTTTTACAAACCTACGATACAATACGCAAACATACTGACAGACCAATTATATTCCGTCCGCATCCACGTTGTAGATTAGAACACATTGAACGTGGCTTACGTTATGTAGAAAGACAAGAACCAAGACATTTGGAGGGCACCTATGACGATTTTGATATGGGCTTTGATAATGTATATTGCACTGTTAGCTGGAGCAGCAATCCTGGGATTCATAGTGTCATCAACGGGGTTCCTGCTTTTGTTGGCCCTTCTTCTCTTGCTTATGATGTAGCAGGACACGATCTAAATTTAATTGAGTACCCACAAACACCAGACAGAACACAATGGCTAAATGATTATGCTTGGACAGAATACACTGTTGAGGAAATAGCAAACGGATTGCCTTTAAAACGATTGACATCTAAGCTACATTAAGCTATACTTGTATTATGAACATTGTAGCTGAAACTATCGAAGATCTTCTTGAAATACTTGCAGGATTAAAATTAAAGCCTGTCATAAAAATAGAATCTAATGATGCAACTATTATGCATAGCATCGCTAGACAGACTTTTAGAGGCACTGCTTTAACAGATAGACAATTTAATTTGATGCAAGAAAAATTACTTCATTACCGCAAAGACTTTATGGAGTTAGGATATAATTTTGATCTTGCTCTAGAAACACTTAGACAACCTTTACGCCAAATTGATAGAAGTAAATTTATCAAACTAGTTAAAACTTCAGATGTATTTCAAGACCAAGTTTACGAAAGTTACAAAACCGACTGGGCATGGGTACAAGTAAGATTTCCTTTTAGTAAAACCTTAATAATGAAAATTAACAGTATTAGAGCTGTAAGAGATTACGTACACCATAAAGGCGAACATTCACACTATTTTAAGTTTAATGAAAAAAATGTAAAATCTATTATAGAAGCCTTTTCAAATTCTAATTTTGAAATTGAAAAAGATATTTTAGACTATTATGAAAAAATTAAAATAATAGAAAATTCAAAAGAGGAACATATTCCTTCGATTAAAAATTGCCAACTAGTAAATGTAAACCAAAATGCTAAAAAGTTAATTGCCAACGAAATTGGCGAAATTTCTAAAAACAATATTTTACAATTAATTGATCGTAAGAATAGATACGGAATAACAAATTTTACATATACAAATCAAAAAGGCACATTACAAGAAACTATTGCTTTAAGAGAAAGCAGAGATATACTTTTTAGGCCTAATGAATATAAATTAAATGATGTATTGTATGCACTAAATGATTTAAATAGGTATCCTTTGTTATTTGTACTTGACGAAATACATGCTGAAAAACAGTTACATCAAACTTTTAATTTTTATAAAGATTTTATACCTGCTGAACAGCAGAGTGTGCTTTTTAGACTTGAAGGAAGCGACCAAGAATTTAATCAAATGGTTAAAGATTATAAAATTAATAATTGGGTTGACAGTTCTACAAAGATAGTGTATACTAGTGTTAACAAAATTCCAAAAGTTTTATTTAAAGCAGACTGGCAACCTATTGCAACAGTTTCATTTAATAGTAAAACAAATAGAAATTTAGATTTATATACAAAAACTTATTGTGACTTAATAATATTTTATGATAATGAAATAAGTCCACTTAGAAGGTATTCAAGTTATTATGTCTAGTTGTAAACTTATAATTGAAGATGAAGTAAACATCAAACTAGAAGGACTAGAGGTAGATGTCAGACGAAAGCTCGCCAATGCTCTTAAGTTTGAAGTACCATATGCACGTTATATGCCGCAATACAAACTAGGACGCTGGGATGGCAAAGTTGCTTTCTTTGGCATTGGCGGCACAGGATATGTCAATCATCTTGATACTATTGTTTCAGTACTTGAAAAAAATAAAGTTCAAATAGTAGACATTGAAGATAGACGACATCCTGTACAATTAGACTTTCAGCCTATTGACGAACGCTACTGGGCAGACCAGGGTGTTGTATGGCCTAAAGGTCATCCAGCAGAAGGCGAAGAGATTATTCTAC